GTTACTTGGCGGCAGTACCCGTCTAGTTTATTAATAGTAAGAACGGGGCGCGATTCCAAATTACGGCTGTTTTGTAGGTCAACTGGCCATTGATCACCGCCGGAAGCAAACTTTAGGTCTTCCAGCGCTTCTTGCCGGTTCATGGTGTCGGCATCGTTGCAAAACTTTAGGAATTGCTTTGCTTCGTCAATAATCGGGTTGTAATCGCCGTCTTGGTAATCTGATGCCATTTTGTTCCTTTAAGCCATCCATGACTGTGGATGTGCGTATTGTATTTGCTTTGGCTTGCGTGGTCTAGTTTCTTGTACGCCCAACGCAATATAGCGGAAGGCATCTGCGCCGTGGGAATATTGGTCGTGAAGCGGGTTTTTACTGAACTGCTTTGTGTCCGGGTCTACGTCATATTTGTAGTGGCGTAAGCATTGTAGGCCGTCATAGCAGTTATCCCGGTCAAAATAACAGTTCCTAAACAATGTACGGGCTGCGTTAATGCTGTCCACCACGCTAGTTTTGGGAATAATCTTAGTCTTAAACCCGGCGTTACGCACTATTTCCTCAATGCTACGGCCATTAGAACCAATAGTTTTATTTTGCGCGTCATGGGGTAGCCAATGCGTGTCGTAGACGTAGCCAAAGGTTTGCAGCAAGGCAAGGTAATGGCTTATGGTTTGTTGGCTGTCCTCAATGTATCTAATTAACCGTATTTCTTGGGCTATGAACTGAACTATCCAAATAGCCGTGCTGTCTGCCCAACCCAAATCCCAAACCGTATAACAAGGCTTAGTAGGGTCGTAGCGCACTTTAGTTATGCGTTCTTCCAGTTCGGCCATTTGCATTTCACGGGCAAACACGGCACCGTCCACAGTCTGGCGGCATAACCCTTCCCATACGGTGTTGTAGGCTTCAGGGTCGCGGGATTGCAACGTGCGCCGTTCTAGGTCTAGCGTTTCAGGGAACCAAGGATTGTCGTTCCAGTTAATCTTTTGGACTATGGCGTTTTCTGGTTGGTGCTGAATAAACCGCTGATAGGTAGCATCGCTTTCCAGTTCCGGGTTAAAAGAAACCCATATTTCGCTGCCTTCTTTACGAATGGTAGGAATAAGCACGCCCCAGCTACGGGCAGATACTGTTTGTGCTTCTTCCACCCAGCATACGTCAATACCTTCAAAACTCTTTACGTTGGCCACGTTGTTCTTCAGGCCTACAAAGTTAAATTCGCTGCCGTTTCTGCCCCGTATGGTGCGGTCAGTTATTTCGTAGAAGTCGGTTAGGCCTAAACTTGCTATTTGGTCGCTAAGTAACTTGTGTACAGAATCCCGTATGGAAGTTTGGAATTCACGGGCGCATAGTATGCGTAATGGGTTTTTAGTTGCCAGTATTAATAAAGCACGGGCTATACCCCAAGACTTTGCGCCCCCGCGCCCACCCCAAAGCACTTTGTACCGGCTTTTTTTAAATAAGCATTGCAGCTTAACGGGGAATTCAACTTCCGCTAGGTTGGCCATCTTTAAATACTATTTGGAAACCTTCAATTGCTGAACCGTCAGGGTTGGCCAGTTTTGTAGTATTTGTTTCGCCCCAACCCATCTGAGCTTTTGTCCACCAGATCATGGCCGTGGTGTCACCACCTTCGGCCTTATTAAATAACGTTTGGGCTATGCGTGCGCTTGCCCGTGCTTTACCAACGGCAAGGTCTGGCGCGTAATATTTGCGCAGCGTTTTGTCGCTAATACCAATAAGCGCAGCTATGTGTTCGTGCGGTAAACCAAGCCCCGCAGCGTTTCTAGCCGTTTTTCTTAGTTCGTCATTGGGTTCGTGTTCTAGCATACTTTTTATTGGGGGTAAATGGTTAGTTAAATTGTATTACTTGCGCGTTTGCGTTGCAACTGTTGTAGTTCAGTATTACCGTCTAGGCGTTTTATGGCGCGTTCTGTGGCTTTTACTTTCATTCTAGCTATTTCTTCCTGTTTGCAACCACAATGCTTTAGGTTCTTTAGCGTGTAGAACACAAAGGAATTGCGGTAGCTGGTTTCACTTAAGAAGTTTATTGGCGTTACGCCGTGCATGACGTTTACCCCGTCAATAATGGCCATAAAGCCGTCTTCTTGGGCTAGGGCTAGGCGGTATTCTGGCATTACAAAGTACCCGCCTTCAGCTTTCTTTTTCCCTATTATGACGTTACTGAACACGTTTGTCATGTTGGCAGCATCAACGTGGTATTTAATGGCAAAGTTCTTATTTATGTTGATTGTGGAAAACGGGGTACCGGTCTTCATCCAGTCCGGGTTTATGGCGTTGGCTTCCTGTGCGAAGTATTGGCTCATTTCCGGGTAGTCAGTTTGGTACAGTTCCCAAAGTTCTTGGGCTGCCCGGCTTAGTAGGGCAAACATTTTGGGGTCTTTTTTTGTATCGCCACTAAAACGGCAGTAGTCTTCCCTTATGGCTACGCGGGGTAGGGCGCCAAATACTGTGGAATTGGTTATTACGCCTTGGGTACGGCTGCTTTTCTTAGAAGTGGAATTGGCGCTTGCATAGGCTAGTATTTTCTTAACTTCGGGGCTAACTTGTTTGTAAGTGCAGACTAACTTATCGCCAACGTATATTTGGCAGTCAAAGTCAATTAACCGGTCATAGTCTTTTTCGGTGGGTACCCTACCTTTATAGTCTGCGTGGTTTATGGGTAGGGGGTAGGGTATGGTTATTTTCTGCACTCTTTTAGCACCAAGTCTAGTACGATTGCGGAAAAGTCTGCCCCGTCGTAGCGTTCTTGTAGGCGCTTTAGGCGGTCAACAACGTCATTAAATTCTTGGTCATCATAGGCCAAGCGTAGTATTTTGGTGTCACCGTTTAGGAAATTGTCTAGCTTTTCTTCAGGCAATAAGCCTAGGTCAACGTCTTCTTCGTTCAAATAATCTTCTACGGTGGTTTCGTCAAAGCCGGTTAGGTTTATGTTAAAGCCGCCTTCTAAAAGGTCTTGAAACTCAATTTTTAACAATTCTTCGTCCCAATCGCTGTTTAAGGCTAGTTTATTGTCGGCTATAACCAAGGCTTTCTTTTGGGCTTCGCTTAAGTGGGTAAGTTCAATTACCGGCACCTTGCCCATACCTAGCTTACGCGCTGCCAATAACCGGCCGTGCCCAGCAATAATACCTTTTTCGCCATCCACCAGTATTGGGTTCGTCCACCCAAATTCTTTTATGCTTGCAGCTATTTGGGCTACTTGCGCATCGGAATGTGTGCGTGAATTGTTGGCGTAAGGTATTAAGTCTTCAACTTTGTACTGTTGGACTTGCATCTGTTGGTTCGGCTTGTGCTGGTAATTGTTCGTTAGCCTGTTTTGTTAACTTTTGGATTAACAACTGCATATCACGCACTTTATGTTCTAGCGCGGTGATGATTAAGTTTACGTCTTGAACTTCGTGTTTGAAATTAAACATTATTTACCTTTCTTTTGTTTCTTGGCTGCTTCACGCTTTTCGCTGTATGCTATGGCCACGGCCTGTTTTACGGGTTTACCGGCTTTTACTTCGGTTTCGATGTTCTTTTTAAACGCTTCTTTTTTGGTTGATTTAATTAACGGCATCTTCTGACTCCTCTATAAAACAAATGTCTTGCCATGATAATACTAATAACTTATCGTCACCATCTTTAAAGTTGTGGTATTTTAGATACTCGTCTTTATAGTCTTTAGCCAACGTGCCGAAATATACCTTATCGCCTACTTTTAAGCCTTCCTCGGCTGCTTCATCCCCCACGGCCACTACATACCCAACCGTGTCCACTTCGGCCGTTTGAACGTACAACGCGCTTTGTATGCGCGGTATTGGCTTAACAATTAGTTTGTCTTTTATCGGCTTCATATACGGGTTACCTTTCTGGGGCGGCCACCCTTGTTTTTCTGTTTTTCTATGGTTACAACTGGTATTTTTGCAAATTCTTCCTCTAATTCGGCATTTGCAACCAAGTTTTCTATTGTGTCTGGCAAATCGTAATGGGCTAGGGCGTGCTCACCGCACCATTCGCTACCATGCCTATTCTGGTACACCGGGTACCTACGGCAACTTCCTATGTTTAACGTTGGGTTTTGTATAAAAAACCGGCAACTACTACAATCGCTCTTAGTCATTTCAAGTCCTTATTACTTGGTTTGATTAGAAGCGCCCCTTAGACCGTTATCTTTGGGGCGTTTCGCTTTTTACATATCTTGAACGTGGGGCATACGCTCGTGGCTGTAACAGTCGTGTTCTTTAGAACCTGTGTTAAATTCACCAGTACGGCCGTCATTTTTACCCATGTGGCTCATTTCACGGCTTCCAATGCCGTCCATTTTGCCCATTGCAACGCCACCGTTTAGCTTGGCATGGCGCTCACCGGTTTCGTCACTAGCGTTAGCACCTTTAGGCAATTTCTCGCCTGTTTCGCCTTTAGTTCCTTTTAGGCTGTTTGGGCCTTTTTCGCTACCCATTTTTTCGCCTGTACGGTCACTAGACTTAGCGCCTTTTGGTAATTTCTCACCGCTTTCTGCTCTTGTTGAATACATGATAATCCTTAAAAATGTGTTTTCTTGCAAGAAAAACTACCGAAGTAGTCGTGCCATTTTATCCGATTATTCTTTATTTTCAACAAATATTTTATAGGCTATTACCACCCAAATGGCCAAAAGCGTGACTATTCCCCCAAGGCAAAGTATGCTAATTAATAAGGCAAGTTCAAGCATTTAAGCGTTCCAATAACTTATCGGCCATAGAAACTGCTATGTCTACCAGTTCTTCAGGTTCCCAGTTTTCGTCAGGGGCTAGTGCTGCCAACAACCCTTGCATGGCCATAGCGGCTATCATTGTGCGCATCTCATCCATTTTTAGTCAGTAAATTTACTGCCTTTAGTTTCTTACTGTTGCCGTCAAAAATAAAGTCAACGTTGTGGTCACCGTAAATTGAAAACTTTAGGTAACCGCTAGAAGTTTGCTCAAATATTACGTTTGCAGATACGGCAAAGTCTTGGCTTTCTTGCCTAACCCGGTAAATACTGTTAGCGTCCCACGTTGGTTTATCGCAAGCCACCCATTCGGTATATATCTTTTGTTCAATTAGGGCACCATCTGCCCATTTTTTAATCAATTCTGCGTGTTTGTGTTTCATTTTTTTCCTTTAATTTAGCTTCTATTGCTCGTCCTACTTCAAATATATTTACACTTCCTTTGATTCCACCTTTGGGGTCAAC